CATGTGCGCCGCAGATGGAGGTAACAAGATTCGTGTGCTCGGTATTACCGAGTGGTGGAATTCAATAATCCAGCAGCCATTGGCTCATGCCATTGGAGATGGTCTTAGACATCATCCGTTTGCTGCTTCTGGTCTGGCGAAGTCAGACCAGGCCTGGGCCGCCACGCTTTTGCGTGACGGGATCGATTGTGGAGAGACGTCAACGGCGCTCTGCTCCGACCTCAAGGAGGCAACCGATCACATTCCGCATGCAATTGCACGCGCACTGCTCAGGGGATTCTGCGAAGGTTACGGTGGAAAGATTACATCTGAGATGGAATCTGTTATCAGCCTTATAAGGGAAAGACTCATCATCATGGACGGGAACAAGTTTTTAACTGTTCGTGGTGTGATGATGGGCGAGGGTCTTGCAAAGACCACGCTGTGCCTACACCAATTGGTCGTTGAACAAATGGCGTGGGCAGAGTCTTATCCGGAGTATGCACAGCTATACTTCAGATCTCCCAAAAACGTTCGGGGTGAGCCCCCAAGGGCTTATCATGTTGGAGGCGACGATATCATGGCCGTTGGCCAGATCGAGTACCTCAACAGGATAACAGCCAACCTTTTAAAGTTTGGTGCCACCCTCTCTCCTGACAAACATGGCTTCTACAATGTATTGGCCAAGTATTGCGAAAGGATGATAGTTGTCGAACCCTTTAAAAGGGGCGCCGCAAGATACCTTGCTTGTAAGCCTGAGACATACAAGACAGGACCTTGGATCGAGAGTCTGAAGATTCGCCTTTTATCAAAGGCTTATCCCTCGACGGAGAGATCTCGACAGGAAGTCAAGATTTCCGCTCCCGGAAAGGCAGAAGCACTAGGTAATGCGATGGCATACCTAGCTGGCGACTGGGACCTTCCCAGGAAAATCGCAGTAAGATCACGTTTCATCCAAAGGATGGGAAATGAGCTTCCCGAGAAAGCTTCCGGTGTGTTTTGGCACCTTATGCTACCGAAGCAATTCGGTGGCCTAGGGTTGATGTTTCCTGAGGAAGCTGATATGCAGACAATTATCAACAACATCCCGATGAATAGTGTTGAGCACATCTATGATTTGGGTGTTGGCGAGCCCGTTGCCGACCTTAAAAAGGTCGACTTCAGACAATTACCCACGAATGCCACAATACGGG